AGGGTTTTAAGCGAAAACAGTAGCTTAAAGCCCTTTTTTAATGCCTTGAGTAAAGTGAGCCGTTATCCGCACTATCTGCAAAACCCGTATTTTATGCAGTTTTTGCCGTTAAATTTAGACCAAGATTAGACCAAGAATATAGAGTTATAGATCATGAAAATGCCTAAAGCAGTCAAGCGCGGTGAAAGCTACAGAATTAAAATAATGATTGCTGGAACAACATATTCAGCAACCAGAGATACCGTAAAAGAATGCGAGCAATGGGCTGCGCAAAAGATGCTTGAGGCAAAGGCTAATAAACTTTCTGAAGATCTGGGCGTAAAACAGCACTATCCATTTAAAACACTTTTTCATAAATATTATGACGAGCATGGGCGGAAGCTTCGCGGATCCAAATACGTCAAAGAACAATTAGCGCCGTTTGATGAAAAGTTTGGTGCACTGGCAGACATGTCGATTCATGACATCACACCAAAGCATTTAACTGCCTGGCGTAATAAGCGTTTAAGAGAGGTTGGGGCAAATACGGTATTGCGAGAAATTGCGCTGTACTCATCGGTTTTTAGCTATGCAGTCAAAGAGCTTTTCTTATTGGAAACCAATCCATGGATGGGTATTAAAAAACCGGCCAAACCTAAAGCGCGTAATCGCCGTATTCGTGATGAGGAAATTCAGCTCATTTTAGAGGGAATGAATTATCGTGAATGTCAGACACCGACATTACCAGAGCACTATGTTGCATGGGCCTTTCTCTTTGCATTGGAAACAGCAATGCGCCGTGGTGAAATTCTCGGGATTACCATGTCAGAAATTTATGATCGACATGTGCATCTGCCTAAAACCAAAAACGGTGATGCTCGTAATGTACCACTGACTAAAAAGGCCTTGGCTTTGCTGGATCTGATCGATCATGAAGGGGACAAGTTAATTCCTCAGTCTGAGAATGCTTTTCGGTTAATGTGGGAACGCCGTAAGGAAAAAGTAGGATTAGCGGATATTCATTTCCACGACACGCGCCATGAGGCCATTACTCGGTTTGTGAATAACCAGAAATTACCGGTAGAAGTGCTGGCCAAGGTGACAGGACATAAAAATATTAAAGTTCTGGTGAATACTTACTACAATCCAGATGTGGAAGATATTGCGGATATGATGGATGCATAAAAAAATCCCTATTCAGTAGTTAACTGAATAGGTTTTGGTGAGGATAAAAGTATTCATGTTCGCCGGGTGATTATTTGGAGTTATCCTCAATATATTTGATATCTTTTAGATCTATTATTTTAAAATCATTTTTTGCAATGCCTTTACTAATCAAAATGGCTTTGTCAGAGTATTGATCTAGCAGGTACCAGTTTTTGGTGCTGTTGGCATCTTCTAAAATAGCCTGCGGTAATTTATTTATACCGCCCACTTCTTCTATTGCAGTACTACCCATATGCCAAGGTATAGACAATAAGATCAGTACTCCTACAGATTTACCAACAAGCTGTCGATACAAAACCAAATAGAAAGCCAGAAAGCTAAAGAATATGTAGCCAAAAAAAGTAAATGGATGATCAATAGTAAAATAAAAGACAATAGCTAGTACAATTATCATTACACCTTGTGCGAGAAATTCTAAAAGTCTTTCTTCTATTTTTTGGTCAGAGACTTTTGCTGTATACAGAGCTGCAGCAATATAAAATCCATATACCTCTAGATTCGCCTTAATGAAATCAGATGGGTTAAATAATTGTAATACCCATAAAGCATCTATACCATTAGATTGGTAAAAACCAGCTTTATAGCAAACCCCAATGATTACACTGAATGTTGTAACTATAGCTATAAACTCAGCTAGTTGAGATAATGTTAGATTCTCGGTTATTGGTATTACTCGCATGCTTTTCTCTGATTTATATTAATAATATTTCAGTTATCATAACCGCACTACTTGTAAATTTCTCACCTAAAATTATTAATAAAATGGCGATTTCTCGGCCCAGTATAATGAATAAAGCCCCTTTAATTGGGGCTTGAATTAGTTTTTACGTTGTCGACCGCGTTTAGTTACCGGCTTTGCTGTCAAAATCAAATTCGCTTGCTCTGGATCATAAAGGCATTTACCGCGAGTACCTTTGTTGATCTCTGCACAGCGATCACGGACAGCATCAACACTTATACCGTAGTATTGAGCTAGTTCAGCAGCTGATACCAGTTTTGGGCTTACATCCTTGATCGATACGATCTTTGCACCGCCAACCTCAGAGCCTACAAATAATTGAGGTGCTTCACCTTGCACAGTGATTTGAAAAATTCCCATTTAAGACACCTCCTTTAAGCTTTGAACCACTCCAAACCGGTCATGCTTCGTGATGAAAATAGAAAGCATGCGATCAATTGCGTCAGCGTTACTGTTATCAACTAGAATAGTAGTGATTCCAGATTTATGGGATATGGATAGTTGCAAATCACCCTGATATCCTTCTGCTGCTAAAAAGAAAATATCAGCTTGTTGTCGATCTAAGGTCAGATTAAAAGGCTTATCCTTGTGCAGCTCGTCAATGATGAAGTTGGCGGCGGTAATATTTGTTTGTTGAATTTCAGTCATTGGTTTCGCCCTCATCCCAATTTACCCAAGCGTGCTGACCATCCGTGTCAATTTCACCAGTTTGTCCGCACTTACAAGTAACCCTATCACCGTCATAAAGCCATTTTTCAGAACCGTTTTCTGTTTCAACTGTATGATGAATTGAGCGGCATTTAGGGCATTTTCCAAGCCAGTCTATTTTTAATTCAGTCATTGGCTGGCTCCTGTGCTTTAATTTCGCCACTTAACTTTTCATAAATTGATTGAATCAAGTTATTAGCTGTTCTTTCTGTATTGCTCAAACCACTATCAAAATAACAATCAATATCATGAAGTATTGAATTAACATCCAATTGATCCGGCACCGCTTGGGCTTGGGTAAAATTAATGGCTTTTTTCCACATTGCCCAACCAGTATTTACGCGATGCCAAATTTCTGTAGCATCATCGTCGAAGGTTGGATCTAGACCATCTTTAATGACGTAGTTACCTTGATCCATATCAAAAACTAGAAATTCAAAATGACTTGGCAACCAATATTTTGATTCAAATTTTGGCAGTTGCTCAGCCCAAAAAGCTTGTTTTTCTGCCAGTGTGGGTTTTTTCTGAATATCCATCACGCCGCCATCCTTAATACTTTTGGTGCTTGAGCCCGTAAAGAAACCAGCAAGGGCTTACCAACTTTCAAATACTGTTTAAGAAAAATGGCATAGCGCTTTTGAGTGGCTTCGCTCATCTTTCCAGTGCTATCAATTTCAAGCGTAGGTTTATTTGATTTACTGTATCGAACCAAGGCTGCATACTTGACCAGTTTTGGTTGATACCCGTCATTCAATAGCCAGTTTTCAAAAGGTGCAGCCAGGCTAAAATGAATTTTCTTGGTGCCTTTGGGTTCAATGGGTGGGTAATTCATTTCACTAACCTCGTCAAAAATTACTTGTGTAAGCCGTGTTGAATTAATTTTTTGCGAAAAGTTCCGCGGTTGAGGCCCAGCATTTCAGCAGCCTTTGTCTGGTTGCCACGACACTCGGTCATTACTTCTTGAAGCAATGGTTTTTCAAATTGAGCCAAGGCTTTGTGATACGCCGTACCATTGTTTGCTTCGAAGAATGCAGAAGAAAATAGTGGTGTATTTACTTGTGCGTTCATGCTTCCTCCTTATCCCATTCAAAGTCTTCGCCAAGCTGATCAGAGTTATCTGTATCAACCAGAATCACAGAGATAATTTCCCAATCAGGCAGGGCATCAGAAGTTTTCTTGATTAACTCTGGAAGAGACACATCGCCATTCGAGATCATTGATGTAATCTCACTCATGGTAAAACCATCTCCAAAAGCAGCTAAAGCGGCGTGATAGGCTTTACCTTCATTAACTTCCTTGCGAATACGCACTTGATATTTTTTAGTACTCACTTCACACCCCCAGCAATCGCAGCATTAATCTTTTCAATCTCATAACGATCAACATATGCATTAATCGTTTTGTCAAAATGGACCACGTTCAAAATGTCCAGAAACTCGACTGATGCATCGTCCAGGGCATATTCAACATAAATGCTGTAATCGTCAGCTTTGACAGTAGCGACACAGATTTGTTTGCAATTCACGCTTTCAACTTCGTAATGCTTTGCAGCGATGTCGACTTGCGGCTGGTCTTTGATAGATTCAGCTTGGGCAAAGCAGCCTGATAGCGAGATGGCTATAGCGATAAAGCTTGCCTTGATTAGAATTGGGTTTTTAATCATAATAATTTCACTCACTGTACGGTGGGTCATGCCTCAGGTGGTTCGCAGCACGCTGGGGCTTTTCTTTGTCTGTGAGAAATATTAAACCAAAGGTATAAACATAAAGCAAGGATAAATTAAACCATAGGTGAAAAATAGTTAAAATTAGGTTTAATAATTATTAAATAGATAAAAGAAAACCCGCTCGAAAGCGGGTTGTTTGTAGAGTTTGCTAGGGATGAATAGGTTTAATATTTAAACTCTCTATGGTGCTGAACAACCACACCAATGATTGAAATTTCTATTTGCAAAGAGTTGTAAGTGGGGAAGTCTGGGTTAAGCGGAACTAATTCAACAATGTCCACACCATGCTCATTAACCCCGATAACACGATATTTTTTAAATGTTGTTAAAGCTGAACCATGTTGGATTTCTTGAGCCACAACCAAAGATCCTGGAACTGGAGCTTTTGCTGCATCCACCACAATCTCATCACCAGGTAAGAATTCTGGCGCCATACTCATCCCATCAATAGTTAGGGAAAATACTGCTTTAGGATCAACACCCTCATAACTTGTGTAGGTTTTACCTTTAGGGTGAAGTCCATCATAAACCACATCTCTCCATAAGCCTGCTTGAACAAAATCGAGCACTGGAATCTCCCTCAACGTTTTCCCTGTTGGTTTCACATTTCCATATTCCTGAGTAATAGCAGGTTGGGTTTTTTCCGCCTGAGCTGATATAGGCTCACCACCAGTCATAAGCCATCCAACATCAACCTCAAGAATTCTAGCTAATTTTTCTAGGGTTTCTCTGCTTATTTGGCCTTTTTTCCACTTTGATGGGGCTTGAGGGCTAAGACCAATCATGGTTGAAGCTTTCGACCATGAAAGTTTTTTGGCACTTAAAGCCCTCTGTAAACGATCAACAAGAGTTTCCATATCTACACACTTTAACCTTTGGTTAAATTATCAAGTAAAAACCGGCCTAAAGGAATCAACCATAGGTTGCTTTATTATGTAACTGATGGTTTAATTAAAAAAGTACATTTGGTTTAATTAAGGTTTAAATCATGAACCCCATGCAAAAAGCAATTGATGCTGTAGGTGGGCGAACAACTGCAGCAAATCTACTAGGAATCTCCTATGTAGCGGTTCGAAAAATGGAAGCAAAGGGATCGCTTCCTCGAACAGACTATACGGGCGAAACAAACTACGCACAAACATTAGCTAGCAACAGTAACGGTCTTATTACCACGGATTGGCTTATGGATAAGGCCAATCCTAAACACCACACTGTTGCTGCTTAAACCAATTATCAACAAATTAGCTTTTTTAATAAACGTGAAAGTAAACAAGGTGTTCACATGGATATATCGAAAGAGACCAAAACTGCTTTGCACAAGATGGTGCACCAATCGAGCGGCATAACTCCAAAAGAGCTAGCTGATGTTGTTAGCGTATCTCATAACACGATTTTGAACTATGCCAATCCAAACATGGAAAACCATTTGCCGAGTCTAAAAGCATTTGAAGCAATACTGACTTATACGCAAAACCCAGCTCCATTAAAAGTATGGGCGCACAAATTAGGTTTTGTATTGGTTCCAGTAGATCAAGCTCAAGGAAAGGACCATGAACTAGGTGTTCTTGAATCATTGCTTGGTATGAATATTGGGAATGGCGCAGCAAACAAGCAGGTTTTATCTGCACTGGAAGATGGCGTGGTGACACCTGCTGAAATGGATGAGACAGATCGCATCCTGGAAGAAATTGAACACAAAATTCAGTCTTTGCGTAAAGCCATGAAAGGCGAGTGTGCAAAGTATTTATCAGCTCTACAACGAGAAAAAGCCTGAGTTCAGACCTCAGGCTTTTTCGGTTGTTCACAAACCCGCGAAGGAAATGAACATGAATATGATGACACAATTTAATCATAATCAACAGAGCATAACAACCCTTGATATTTCAGAGCTTTGTCAGAAACGTCACGATAATGTTAAGCGTCTTATCGACAGCCTTGTTAATCAGCAGGTAATAGCATGTCCTCAAATTGAGGTTGTGCAAAAAGAAGCCAATAGTCGAAATTACAATGTTGAGGTTTATGTTTTCTCTGGTGAGCAGGGCAAATTAGACTCAATCACTGTAGTCGCTCAACTTTGTCCAGAATTCACTGCAGCACTGGTAAAGCGCTGGTATGAACTTGAAAACCAAAACGCCGTTCAACTTCCTCAAACATTTGCTGAAGCACTTCAATTGGCAGCCGATCAGGCTCGAAAAATTGAACTCGACAAGCCAAAAGTGGAGTACTACGAAAAAATCGTAGTACGTGACACCTTGCTTAACGCCACTCAAGTAGCCCAGAAACTTCGAATGTCAGCCATGGCAATGAATAAATACCTTGATCAATTCGATGTGTATAGCCGTGGTGTCAAACGTGCGCGTGTATTCCAGCAATGGTTTATTGATAAAGGCTTTGGTGAGCTTAAGCAAACTGAGCTTGGATTTTCTCAACCTATGTTCACAACAAAAGGCGAAGCATGGGTAATTGAGAAGCTTACAAGTGAAGGGGTAGTGGCATGAGTAGTTTTGTTCCTAATAGCTTTCAACTGCCTAATGCTCTCATTGATGACGGCGTAATGGCTGAAATGAAAGGTGCAGCGCTGGCAATCTATATTCTGATTGTTCGCAAAACTCGTGGCTGGCAGAAAGAAACCGATGCAATCAGTATTTCGCAATTTATGAAATTTACAGGCTATGGAAAAGATGCTGTGATTTCTGGTGCTGAAAAATTAGTTTCACTTGGTTTGGTAGAAAAAATTGGTCGTGATCACCAGGCAACACTCTACTCATTAAGTGATCTTGCTGAGCGTGAAATTGCCGACTTGTCGGAAAAACCGACTACTGCCAACTTGTCGGAAAATCCGACAGGGGTAGTCGGAAAAACCGACATCAACTTGTCGGAAAATCCGACACACAATAACAACTCAAAAACAACTATTACAAAAACAAATAAAGATAAGGGTGATCAGAAGAAATCTGGTTCTGAAAAAACTGAGAAATCCACTTCTAAAAAACAACCGTTGTTTGATGCAAAAGCAATTGAGTTACCAGTGAACGTAAATCGTGATCTATGGATTCAATTTGTTGATATGCGCAACAGCATCAGAAAACCACTTACTGAAAACGCCGTAAATCTTTTGATTAAAAAATTAGTTGGCTTTGGTGATCAGGCAAACCAGTCACTGGAAGCGTCAATCATTGGAAGTTATCAAAGCGTTTATCCACCTAAACAACAAACTCCAGTTCAAAACCAACAGCCAATGCAACGCCGTCGCT